TTACTGTTGCGCCTGAATCTACAACGCCCGCGCCCGCTTGCCCGCCTATTGCATCGTTATTATCGCCCGCTTTACCCCAACCACCGCCAAAGCTTGAGCCGTCTATCGCTCCGTTTCTGCCTGCTGAACCTTGTGTAGTGTTAAGCCCTATAGCTACGCCTGCCTCTCCACCTATACCGCCAGTTCTACCGTCTCCACCGTTACCACCGTCACCAGAAAAGTAAGGTGTGCCTTGATTTATTATGGCATCAAAACCACCTCCGCCACCGCTAGGCGCTCTAATATAGCCGTCTGCTGTAGGATAAGCCGTCGATGGTGTAGCGCCTGAAAAATATATGTCTGTATCTACGCCTTGTGCATCATAAACAGTCCCGCCACCTGTACCGTTTGCGGGTGGGAAAGGTGTTGAAACTCCACCCTCAACGATGTTGTATTCTACCCACTGACCATTCCCGCCATTACCACCAGAAGCCTGACCGTCAAAGCCGTTAGATAATATTAAAATTACTTTTGAACCTGTAGCGAATTGCCCCGCTTTTATTGCAACGTCACCGTAAGAGTAATTAGTTAACACAAAAGTAATGGTTATTGCCTCGCTTGGTGCGCCCGCTAACACGTATAAATTAGCATCACTCAAAGCCCCGTCTAAAACTATTTCGCTGTTGTCCTCAAAACTTGCCTCGTAAGTCATTGCAGAAACTTTGTAGTTTCTACCTTGCTTGCCGTAAGTAGGGTTTATTTTTAATATTTGCGCTCTAACATTTGATGATATTAAACCGCTTGGCGCTTGGTCGATACTTGAGGCTATATCTACAACGTCACCGATATTAAAGTTTAAATATCTTTCTTCTGTTATAAAGTCACGAACAAAAGGCGTAAACTTAAAGCGTGATACATAGCGTTGTACTAATAGGCTTGCAGAATCAGTGTCGATTAATCGGTTAGGTTCAAAAATCTTATCCTTATGCTCTTTGTATAAAGCATCACTGATTAGTGTGTTGTCTGAAAACTGCGAGCCTTTTTTATAACTTGTTACATCTTCGCTGTCTGCTAAATTTCTTTTGTCGTGAATAACTAAAGCTCTCGACGCTCTTAATGATTCTTGCGCTTTTTTAGATATAGAATGAGCGTTTATTTCTTTACCCTCAACCAATGATGTGCTTGATTGTTTCCATACACTAATCGCGCTTAATTTAGCTTTGTTTTCAGTGGTAGAAAACCACATATCCATTAAAAACCCTGTGAGTATTTCAGTTAAAACGCTGTTAACTTCTTTTGATTCGCTGTGTATTGTGTTTATTTTATCGTTAGAGTGCCACTCGTTAACCTCGTCGCTCCACTCTTGCGCGGGTATTAACGAGGGGTCAAAGTCTGAGCTAACCAAAACGCGAGTTAGTAAACTGTCGATTGTTTCATTGTCTGATATTTCACACAAAAATACTTCATCACCGCCTTTGTGATCGTCTGCTTCTGTGGTCGATAATAAAACCCCTGAAACTGGAGCGACTATGCTTGTGCCTCTGGCTTTTACGTTCAATGTTGCGTTTGATGTTAGATTGCCCATTACACTTTCAACGTGTAAAAACTCGTCACCAATTCTCACAACCCAAGTGTTAGAATAATCAGTGCTTTCGTCTACTGGAATAACCACAACTGCATTATCAATATCTTGCCTTAAATGCGCCTGTGTTGCGATAGGGAATGTTTTCTCACCCAAGTTGGCAAGGCTTAAAACGTCCTTACATGATAAAGACCATAAGCCGTTTTTATCTGACGTTAAAGAACTAGTTACATAATGCCTAGTTTGCGCCCCGTTAACTAGGTCGATAGTTCCGTCAGGCTCAACACGGTATAACTTTAATCTAACCGCTTTATTTTCGAATATTTGACGCGCTGAAAGCTTGCCAAAAAAAGTACCTTGCTTAATTACCGCATCAGTAACGCCCGCTGTTTCTGTGTTCGGGTCTGCGTTAGGGAAGTCGGCAAAAGTCACCTTTAATGAACCCCTTGCGCTTAAACCCTCGCTAGGCTTTAATTGTGTGCTAGTTTCGCTAATCTTCTTTATACACCGCCACGGGCTACCCGCCAAAATTGGAGCGTTTTCATTTGTAAATTTATACGTCTTATACTCACCCGCCCAAACTTGATCACAAGTCAAAGGCGTACCGTAGCCGTTACTTTCGCCCTGAGTACATACGCCATTAATTACAGGTAAGTCAATTTCCAACACTTCGAAGTGCTCTTGTTTTGCCATGTTTTGAGTGTCTGCAAAAGTTGCCATTTATAACCCGTTGTAAGCTGTAAATTTTAATTTAATAACGTCTAGTGTACGCGTTTGACCGTGAGATACAATATCGTGCATCGGGTCGTAACAAATATAACTTGATTCTGGTTTGTTTTGCTGTTCTTTGATAAAAAAAGGTTGCTCAAAACTAAAGTCGATAAAATCTTGCCAATCATTCTCGGCAAAAGTAGCTAATTCATTTGGGAAGCTTAAAGAGCCTTTTAACGCCTTTGTTTTTTGTAACGTGCTAACGGGTGCAACTTGTAAATTAGTCGTTGTTTTGGATATTGTGTGGCGGTTTAACCACGCCCTTTTATACCCTGCTTGCTCACCCGTTAAAATTGTTAAGTGTTGCCCTGCACAAATATAGCTAACCGTCATTTGATAGGTTACTGGCACGGTAATGAATTTAACAATTAAATCACTGAAAGACTGACTAGCAAAAGTAAACATAATATTATTATTGCGTTTTAATATTACTTGGTCGATTTTTGTTGCTCCGTTCCATAACTCTATAGTTGCTTGGTTTGGTGTTGTTGCCGTATGCCCTGAAATACCTACATAACTGATATTAGTTTGCGCCCCGTAACTAACCTCAAAATTAACAGTAGATGAACCACAAGTATAATTTAGTGAATGGTCGGGGCTTGATATGTTGGCGGGCGTTTCACCTATTCCCGCGTCAGTAATTGTTGGCACTTGGTCGATTAGTACATTTGATTTTGATATAGATAAACCGTTAGCTAGTATTTGCTCTGAAACATTAGTAATAAACATTATGTATATCGCCCCTCTTGCTGTCCTTTATTTAATGCCTCGGCTATCGCATCGGCTAAACTGTCACCGCTATCAGTGGCGAAAGTTATTACATTTGATGATGCACCACCGCCCGTTGAGTCGGTAAAATTTAGGCTTGTTGTATCTGCTTGAAAATCTTGCTGTGCTTGTTCTTGTGGCGCTGAACTTGGAACACTTGACACACTACCACCGCCTTTACTCGCCCCAAGTATTGCTGAAATTTGCATCGCACCCGTAACTGCTGTTAAAGCCGCGCCCGCGTAGTTTTGCGTTGCTAGGGCTTTAGATATGCCTTGCGCTGTATTGACAACCGCTATCCCTGCACTAACTGCCTTGTTATCCTGAAATACTAGCATTGCCAAGCTCATTGCATCTTGCGCCATTCGCTCGTCTTGTCTAGCGTTATCAATCTTAATTTTCTCTTCGACTTTAGCCTGTTTGGCTTTGTCTTTATCAAGCTTTTTTTGTTGCTTTTGCGCGTCAATATCTGCCTTGGCTTTTAATGCCAATTTCTCATCTTCCGCTTTTTGGTCTAAAGCAAGTAAGTTTTCTAAATGCTCCGCGTGTAATTGCTCTTTTAACTCGTCATTATCGCCAATAATAAGTAATTCATTTTCTAGCTTTTGATGTAATAACTCCTCTTCGCTTTTAAATCTATCCGCAATGGCTTTGATTTTATCCTCATTAACACCACCACCGCCACCTAAAGAGCCACCGCCACCAGTAACACCGCCCGCCTCTGTGGTTTGCATTTCTGGCGCTACATTGTCAGGCTCGCTAAAAGCCCTTAAATCGGCTTCTATAACCTTTCTTTCTTCTAGTAGTTTGTTTATAGCCTCTAACCTTTCCGCTTTTCCTTTTTCTAATTCTTCATCGGATGTTATAGCGTTGTTGAGCCAGTTATCTAATTTTAACCCTTTTTCTTTTAGGTCGTTTACCGCTTCCATATTATCAAGTAATTGTACTTGTAAGTTAGCCCGCGTACCCTCGTTTAATGAAGCAAAAAAGAAGCTTGCAGAATTGCCCGCATTTATAAACCAATCAGATAAGCTAATTAACGTTTGATTTGCAAGGCTTGAAGCTGACGCGCTCGCCTCGTTTAAAGCAACGTCTAAAGCCTCAAGCTTCTGCAAGTCCTCGGCTGTTAGTGGCACGGTCACGCTTGCCATACTATCCGATAATTCTTGCATCTTTTTACCACCGTCTGCGAGCAATGGTATTAAGTTTGTTGTGTCGCTTGCCATACCCTCAAGCGCGTGTGACATTTGAACCGCGCTAACGTCAGCATCTTCCATCATGCTAACCATTTTTTGTAAAACTTCTGTTCCCGTTAAATAGCTAAACTCTGTTGCCAGTTCTCGCGTTTCTTCTTTGGTCAACTTCATAGCATCGGCAAAATCCTGAAAGCCACCGCCCCCAGTATTCAGATAATCGCCAACTTTTTCGAGTGTATCTTTTGAAATATCACCTAATTTTTCTAAGCCTATCCCGACCGTAGAAGTGGCAAACGCCATAGCCTCAAGCTTTTCTGTTGAAATACCTGATAATTGAGAAGCGATTTTTAATTCTTTAGCGTAGGCGGTAGTTTGTTTTATTAACATAACCGTGCCCGCTGTGAGTGCTGAAACAGCAACACCCGCAACGCCAACGGCTTTACCTAATGACTTTGCACCACTTGACATCTGCGCAAATTTGCTGTCGGTATTTTCCGCGCTATTAGAAAGTTTGTTTAATTTTTCATCGGTAGATTTTAGCTTTGTGTCTAGTTTTTTAGTCCTAGCGTCTAGCTCGATTATTAGAGATTCGCTGATAAGTCACCGCCATTGAGCCAGTTAATACTAGCCCCGTTTTGTTTACGTTCAAAGTTTAACATAGTCGAAATGTCGGTTTGTTTGTTTGATTCTTGACCAGTTAAAAACATTAGCTCAACAAAATCAAGCTTCCACGCTTCGCTAGGTTGTATTTTTAACTCAGTAACAGCATATTTAAACCAGTGCCAGTAATCAAACTTTTCACTTTTTACTGGTCTAGCTATACCGCCTTTATATCCTTTTTTTTTACATGAATGTTTTTAGATATGTAATCATGCACATCAAACGCAATAGCACAAACAACCAACGCCCAAGGCTCACTAAAACCGTCTACCGCATCAGATTGAACCCAAGAAGTGCGATATGTCGCGTCCTCGAACTCTTCAAGCGGTATGTTTAAATCGTCGTCAGTAATTGCATGAAGTAAATCACATACAATCTTTCTATCGTACAATTTAGACAGTTCACTAATGCGTTTGGCTTCAATCTGACCTTGTAGCTCGGTATAAGCCACAATATAGTCCATCAAAACGCAATGTAATGATAAGCCTGTATTATCGGTAAAACGCTTACTTGATGCAAGCGAAATACCGAAGCTATAAGACTTATAAGCCAGTTTAAACTTCATACTTAAACAGTTACAGCGGGAGTATGAACAACCACGCCTGAGCTATTAAAGCTGATTGAAGTTGTAACTTTTGAACCCATTGGCAAGGCATCACTTAAACCAGTTGGCACAAACGAACCACTAAAGCTTTCACTTGTCGCGTTATTTAAGTCTGTGTATTCGATGGTGTAAGTGTCTTGCGTGCCACTAAAGGCATCCGCTCGAACCTTTCTAAACTGTACATCGTCGTTATATGTAATTTCACCCGCGAAAACGTGTTGTTTAGTTGCTAGCTCACCATCAAGATAAGTTACAAAATCACCGTATGACTTGTTACTAATATCAATAGGAGCGCCACCGTAAGTATGGGTAAAATCGCCTTGCCCTACGATTGCACCCGTTGAATTGTTTAATATTATTGCTGTGCCGTTAATTTCGCCTGACATAATTTTACCCTCTATTACTAAATGTTAAATAATTAATTGTTATAACTCGTTGATACCATGACTCGTTTTCTTCACCAGTGTTTACCGTACTATCTAAAGTTTGCACTGTTTGGGTTAAAAAGTCCATTTTAGTATTGTAGCTGAAAGTGTTTATTATTTCATCTACTAAACCTAGTTGCCTGTTGTCATATTCGCTACTATTTAAAGCAACAAAAACAGATACTTGTAAAAAGCCCCTTTGTTCGTCGCTACTTGCTTGGGTCTTGCCCGTGCTTTCCGTTGTCGCGGGAAAAAAATAAACGGACAACCAAGCCTCTTTATTTGTTGGATCAAACTTTTTATTCTCAAAAGCTACATCACCAACCGCCAACCCTGTCGGCAAATTATTTATTAGCTGAGTAAGTAAAGCCTGTTTCGTGTTGTAATAACTCATAGTTTCCTAATGCCTTTTTTAATATGCGCTAATGCAATTCGAACCCACCCACGCGGGGCAACTTGCTTACTGAATCCGCCCTTACTTTTTTTGACGTATTTCTTTTTCCTTTTATCCCATGAGCCTAATCTAACTGGGCTAGGATAACCGCCATATTCTAACGTAGTTATGTACGGCAAATTATTAGTGTAAAATACTTTTTTATTCAATATGTCTTTTGGTATACGTCCAATGCTAGCCGTTGAACCGCTACCGCTTTTATTTGGCGCTCTGGTACTTCTTGAAGATGTACCAACCGTTAAAAACCAATTATTACGCGCCCTGCCTTTGTCGGTAGGCGTACCCTTAACAACTAGCGTTAAGCCTTTTATATATTCTTTTTTTATGCCGTCGTTAGCATCAGTGCGCGTTTGTTTAATCTTTAATTTTACGTTTGCCATGCCGTGAATAGGCATTATTTCAACCTTACTTGTGACTTGTAAATCAATACGTCCGAAGTAGGTGAAACTTTCTCTGTGCTAATTACAACGTACTTAGTATTCCCTTGCCTGATTGTGTCACCTGTTTTTATTTCTACGTCAGAATCGCTTACAAGCTCCCTATCGCCCGTTAAAATACTCGCACCAACTAAAGCCAAGCTGTAAGACTTAAAAATGGCGTTAACTAATAAAGTTTCTACTGTAACGGTTGCGCCCGCATCAAGTGGAGAAGTAGAAGTTGAGGTTGTAACCACAAGAAAAACAGGCTCGCTATTATTTGATCCTGTTGCTTTTACCGCTTTAGATAAACCGCTTTTAATCTTGCTTACAATCGAGGCTGAACTCATACCCTAACCAACTTGTTAACGTTCATTAATAACGGGCTAAGTTGCGCGTTTACGCTGTCAAGCCTAACCGCTACTTTCGAACCGCCCTTGTGATAGCTTTCACTATAAACACCATCAACACTAAATGAAGCTAAATTGGATTGCTCACCATTAATTAATAAGCTGTTTGATGTTTGATATATAGCTGATTCCATTTGAGCATTCTTGAGCTCTTGAGGTATTTTGTCACTTGCTAACAGGAAACCATGAAGCATAACACCGCGCCTAGGATATAAAAGCGCTTGCTCTGAACTTACACGATAGCCTTGAAAAGAATTCTCCATACCAGTTAGATAATCAACTGCTAGCAATAAACTCGCTTCTCTATCTTCAACCGTAGCGCCTACCGTTAAATTTCTAGCTGTTGCGTATGCTGTAAACTCTGCATCTGTAACAAAGCTGTTGGCGTTTGGTATTTGGTTGCCGTTTTCAATAATTAGCATGATTTATTCCATCGGTTCTGAGGTGAAAAAAGTTGAGGCTATATCTATAGTACCTGTGCTAACGCCCCGCACTTGTAAGCTTATCAACTGTAAACCATGTTAGCCCGTTATCTGGTGAGGCTTCGAGTGACATAGTACCGCCCCCAAAATCACCGGTAGCATAAAACATATACTCAACGCTTAACGGTACATTTGACGGCTTACTCTCACCGTCTGCAATAAACGCATGATTAACAGTTAAAACGCTCATTATTTAGCTTCTACTTTCTTTGATTTGGCTTTTACTTCAATAGCAACGCCTGAATCAATTAATGACTTAACTAATTCCTTATCACAATCACAAACGCCCTGCTCGTCAAAATCTAAGCCGTAAGCTCTGCATGATTTACTTTCGTTTTTTAATTTGATTTTCATAGTAACACCTTGTTAGTTAATATTATAAAAGGCACTGTTAAAATGCCTTGTAAATACTAACTAATATCTATGCAGATAACGAAGTTAAACGAGCTAAACCGCGACGGTTAAAGTTTACAAAGTTACTGTAAGACTTAACGCGAGCGATTCTTTCGTCTTTAGTTTCTGATTCGCCAACCATAGTAACCTCAAAACCAACGTTTGAACCCTCTGGATGAATCATTGATTGACCGATTTTATTAGAACCATCATCAAAACAACCCGCATAAATCGAAGTTAATGCGCCAGTCGTTAGGCTTGCACCGTTTGCGGTTTCTGTTGACGCAATGTAATCGTTTTGGAACATTGGAATGCCGTTGTAAACGTCAATGTTACGAGTGCGACCGTTGCCCATATCAAACGCCATTGTTTCATTTACGCCACCTAAAGCGCGTACTAGTGCGCGGTATTTGCGTAATTGAACACCGTTGGCGACAAGATAATCAACCTCACCGTCTTTAGCCTTAACTAAATCAAGCAATTCGTCTAACAGTTCAAAGCTTAATGCTTGCCCTGCTGACGCTGTTGTAAATTGGCTTGCATCACATAAAGAGTGATAAGAGTGTAATTGTGGGTTTGAACCAGTACCCGAAGCCATACCAGTTTGAAGTAAACGACCTACTGATTTTGCTTTTGATGCGATTTCGATAGCCATTTGATCTACGCCCGCACTTGAAGATTGAGCCGATACTAAGCCGTTTAATTCAGCGTCACCGATTGTGGTAACTGCTGTATAAGGCACTTGCTCGATAGTGCTTGCGCCTTTAGCTGTAATTGTACCACCTACTGCTAAATGTTGTGCATCACCTAACGCGTTTTCACGGTTAACTAAGATTGCTTGACCAGTGTAACCCGTCCACGGCATTGCTTGCCAAATTGGGTTGGTTGTAATTACATCTTCAACAACGCCACTTACGATTTCGTTGTTAATTAGTTTTTGCGCTTCTGCTAATGTTTGAGTCGTCATTTTATTTACCTTAAAAGTTTGTTAAATTCAAGGCATAAAAAATGCCATGATTGTTAAGTCATAGCACCGCTATTATTTGGTTAAATTGTTAGCCCCACACCGTGAAGCTAATTTTATTATAACATTATAATACTAAATGTAAAATAACGCTTATTTATTCATCAAAGCAGATAAGCCCGACTCGATTTTCTGTCTACTTGTCTTGCCTTGCACTTGAGCATTGTTAGAGTTATTACCCTGTCCATTGCCCCCGCTAGATTGTATTTTAAATATTTCTGGCTGACTTGCTACGAATTCAGATACCGTTAAGTTTCCGTTTTCACCAGTTAGAATACTATCACCGTCACGCGCTATAACTTGACCGTTATCAACTGTAAATTTAGACTTAATCTGAGCTAGTACACCGTCAAAAGCATCGGGGTTAATCTTATGAGTGCCAAAAGCTTTCATAGCCTCGCCCTCAATTTCAGTTTTTGAAACGTATTTATTATGATTGCCGTTTAATTCGTTGTACTTCGAATCAAGTGCGCTTAACTTGGCTTCATAGTCTGACACTGTTGAGGCTAAACGCTCATTGACTAAAGTATCAAATTCACCTTTGTCGATTAATTCTTTATCGCGTAATTTACGTTCTTGTTCCTCAAGCTTGCGATACTTTTCAATATCAACACCCTTAAACGCTTCTTGCTGTTTTAGTAAATCAACGTTTGACGCTCTAAATTCATCAAGCTTGTTTTTATCTGTTGCGCCCTCAACCTGTAATTGATAACCCTCGCCCGCTTGCGCGTAAAAAGTTTTTTCTACTTCGTTTAATTTATCAAAACTCTCTGAGTCTAATTTAAATTTTAACATTTTTAATCACCGATTAAATTTTACCCCATGCAATAGGGTATTTAGTTTTAAGTTGGTCTAGCGTTAACACTACACCGTTATTTGTGAACTTATCCACTGACAAGCCACCCTTTCTAAATAAATCCGCTTTCGTTTTACCTAGCGCATCTATTTGGAACTGTTTAGATTGCTTTTTAAGCCAATCATTATAATTTAAATCTGCATCAACTAAGCCTTGTTCGCTCGCTCTAAATCCGCCACTAGTTTTTTTAGTGCCGTCTTTGTTTACTTCCTCCGCTAGCACAGGGGCGGAAGTTGTACGGCAATTTGGATGAAAAGGCGCCAAAGGACCTTTTCCAACTTTAAATATTTTCCCATCCAAACCCTTACAAATATCACTGGTCCTACTGTCTAAAGTTGCCACCAACTCATAGTAAGGGATTAAGTCTTCATTGGCTTTATAGAATCTATCCTTAGCTACATTAGAGGTATGATTTAATGCAGTCCTTACCATTCGCTCGCCACTAGTGCGTGATACGTTTAAGATGCCGTTCTTGTAGTTTAACGCTTTAGTACCTACAACACTCCTAACAATCTCTTGCGTTGGCTTACCCTCATAAAATCCACTGGCTATAGTATCGCGTACAAGTTTAGATTGAACCCTTGAGAAGTCTTTTAGCGAGTCTTTAAGAAGTTTATTATTGAATGGTCTTGCCATTACTGCGCTAGTAACTTGGTTAGTTGGCGGGATAATAGTTTCAAAATCATCATTGCTTAATGTCTGGTTTGAAAACTCAACCTCACTCTCTGCGAATAATTCAAGCTGACCTTTAAAATCCTCTGTGAATTCGTCAAAGTTTGCCCGCGCCAACTCCTCACTAAATGCCAGTAGTTTTTTAATTCTAGCCTGTGAGGTGACTGTATCAGTCTTAGTCAATTCAAGGCGCAACTCTCGCGCTATCCTGTTTAAGAATTTATTTATCTTTGCACTCTCACCATTATAATATTGCTCTAAATAGTGGGCGTGTCTTGAGTAAGTATCTATTAAGTTTGGCATTTGATTAGTATAACAGTTTTAAGGTTGTTGTAAAATTACCTACTTGTTAAGTATAAAGCCTATCTATTATTCGTATTTAGCGCCCTTACTTCGGTTGTCTTTAGCCCATATCGGTTGTAAGTTTGATAGTGCGTTTATTATTTTAGGGTCTGTTACCCCCTCTTTTATAAATAGTGACAGAGGTTTTATGTGGTCAATATGCCATTCACTTCTATTACTCCAACTCATGCCGTCAACGAATGACGACTCTAAATGCGCCTTTAAATCTTCGTATGTGTAGCCGTGAACTTCTTCTTGTTTCGCCCTGCCACCTTTCCAATTATTTATTATTCTCTTTAATGAGTTTCTAATAAAAAATGGTAGGGGGTTTTTTTCGCGCCACTTGCGACTCACCACATCAATAGACTCTTTGTTTTCGCTTTTGTATTTGTTTCTTTTTGATTTTAAATTTATATAATTTTTAACATGGTATTTTTTTTGATATTCTGCCAGTTTGACTTTATTTTTCTTTCGGTATTCCTTAAAGTAACCCTTTTGCATTCCTTTCCTTTTTTTATCGTGAGCCTCTCTACAATCCACACAAGTACCATTAGGGCATGTTTTCTCGCTAACATGACCATACTTACAAGGCTTGCCAGTAAAATATCTTTTTAACCCTTTCTCTATTGCTTCTTTTCTAGTTATTATTTCCATGTGTCACCTGTTTATTTTATGCCCTTATTTTAAATTTAAGTTACGTCTACCCCCTTTTCTCCCTTGATAAGCCCTAGTTTTAAGCTAGTTAATCAAGTTAATTTAGAGGTATTAAACCATTTTGGCTCAATAGTGTATCTAAACTAAAACGCCTAAGCGCGGATACTAAGAATTCTCCCTGCTAATTACTTAGCCACTCCGTAAAGAGTCAGATCACCATTAAGGTTATCAAGGTACTTGGTTGTGAATGGGGACACACATTGCCAAGATTTAAGTTTGTACTTGTTTGGTTAGCGGATTGTTTTACGATAGTTACCGACAAATATCGGTTGAGTAGGCGGGAATTAGGTATAAAAAAAGCACTTAGTAGAATCTGGTGGTAAGGCTAACTTAATAGCCCAGACTCTTCTAAATGCTCTCAGTTACTTGGTTACCACGCCAATCAACAAGCTAATTATTGCACATGGTCACTATGTGGTCAAGTTTATTTATGCCTTGCGGGTGAAGCCCCAGTTGAATTAGAAAAGTATCTAGGCGTTGACATTATCCGCTTGGCTTTCTTACCGCACCCACAAACGACTTCTTTTATATCGTCCTTAACAAAATCCTCAAAGACTCCGCAATCGTCACATTTAAAGTTTCTAATCTTGCGCATCTTCGCCCCCGTTAAAATCGTTACCCGTTGTTTCTATTCTGTCGGCTTCATCTTCTGCGCTAATATTACTCGGTAACAACTCACCTTTAACCAATAAATTTAAGAATGAATCCAAGCTCATACCGCCCGACTGAAAGACTTGTAAATAAGCTAACAGGGCTTGTGGGTCTAACTTAATATCTATGAAGTCGCGGTTTATTTTAAACTCTGGTACTGGTGCGCCTGACCATACCGCAATAATTTCTAATAGCTTGCTCATAACATTATCAATGGTATTTGTTAGCACTGATAAAACGGCTGTTTCACTTGATGCGTCAATGCGTGAAGTCTCTGCACTCTTAACGCCACCACCGCCACTTACTAAAGCTTTTGCGCCTATGCTTGCCATAGTTGATACGTTATCATCAATAGCAGATTTTAACGCGCCTAATCCCGCGCCTGTGAATTCTAATAGTTGTGCTTTCGCGTCTGTATCGTCAATGTGATTAGCTGAGCCCGCACCTACTACAATTTTTTTCTTCTGGTTATTCTCGTCGCGTAAGTCACCAAATAAAAACAATGTTGGCAAAGCTGTCCAGTGTAACCCGTGTCGTTGGTCTGTCGATAAACGATATTGATCTTCATTTACGTCAGCTAGATGTAATAACATCGGATCTTCATCTAACGCGCCACTAAATACAAAAGGAATTTCTTTTAACGGCTCGCCTCTGTTAGTTGGCATTACACTATCAACAATCTGAAAACCCTTTTTAGCCTCACGCCATAAGTTTTGTATATAGTTGCCGTTCTCGTCATACGTTAACTCTAAATATTCCATCTTAGTTTCTTGCTCGTAACGATCTTTCTCGTTTTGAACAACATACTCTTGAGCTAAAACAATATAATCTTTAGACACGTTAATAATGCTTTCTTTTGTGTATTGTTTAACAACGGCTTTGTCTGTGTATTCTACTAAATAACCGCTTGAGCCTGCATATAACAATTCTGTAATCATGGTATGGATAAATAATTCTATATCGTTGTTCATGCCGTCCATATCTTCAACCAAATAAGATAACGCGCCTACTGGGTCAAATAACGGTGGTTTGCGCATAATAGCACCACTGATAGCTTGTGCTGTCGGCTCTACTGCGGGAATTAAAAACCCACGCATTAAATAAGCGTCATATTCAGTTTTGTTTTGCCCTGATAATCTAGGCAAATAAACTTCTTGCTTTTCTTTTACCGCAAATTCACCAGTTGCAAAATCTCTGACCTTAGAAGATTTTTTAACGGCTTTCTCATAACCTGAATATTTTGTATTGATTGGCATTCTAAAAACCCTCTATGTTTAAATCTGATTTAGTGTTGCTATTAACTAATGATACGCTTAACGCCATGATAAAAGCGTCTGCTTTGTTGGGTGACTTAACATCACGCCTTTTTAAATCGTCTTTGCTTTCAACCTTAACGCGCCCTGATTTGTCAAAATCGCGTCTAGGTGTTGTTAATTCTGTTATTAATGATTCTATGTTATTTATTTTGCTACTGATACTGATTAATTCATCGCTTCGATAATCTGTATTACCGTTTACTAAATAATCGTGTGTGTTTCTTAGCCTATCCGCTACCGTCCACCATGCCTGTGATTTAAGGTTAGAGAAGTACTCGCGTTGTTTGACACCATTATATTTTTTACTAGGCTTGATAACCTTACCGCCTGCGTTAAACCCCGAAAAGTCGTTAAAGTTATTAGCCTGCAATGTGCTACCAGTATGCGCCCCGACTCCGATAGAATCATAAATAATTAATGCGTTATGCTTTAACGCTTCAATTCTAACCTTATCAGCCGACTTTCTAAGCTCGTTTTCTCCACCTTGCCACTCATAACAATCCGATACTATCGCACCATTACAGATAGCTACCGCGTTTTTATCTTCGCCACTGTCTGCAACATCATAACCAACGACTGAACGACCGCCCATTTCACCATCATACTTAATGTGAAAGTCAATGCTTGCTTCAACCCATGACCTTTTGATAATAACTTGATCATCGTCTGACAATGGATTGCCTAAATAAATATGCTCGTATCTTTCAGTGTCGCGCTGTTTCATCCTTTCTATTTTTCTTAACATTGTTTCGCTAAGATGTTTGTTTTGATTATAGTTAATCTTTTTAACTAAAATACCATCTTCTTCTGAATCTTGAAACTGTTCAACAAAATCAGAAACATTTCTAGGATTGTATAATATCCAACATTCCGAGCCGTCCTTTCTTATTGTTGGCTCTATTATTTCCCATTGTTCACGCGTCAAGCCCTCTGCCTCTTCTAACCAACAAATATCTACACCCTCTGTTCCTTTTATGGATGATGTATTTCGAGCTAAACCATAAAATAAAAACTCTGATCCTGTGGTGCTTTCTATTGATGATTTTAAGATGTTAAATTCTGATTTATACCCCATTCTCTCAATCATGGTTATTAAAACAGAGTATACGGAATCTTGTATATTTTGCTGAAACTGCCTAACACACATAAACTTAACTTTGTAATTCGCGGCTAAATAAACAGCCATTGCCGCGGCATCCCAAGTTTTACCGCTTGCTCTACCGCCCTTTAAAACTTTTATGTCACTTTTAGTGCTCCAAAAGTCTTTTAAGTTTTCATTCATCTTATGAATCATAGAAGTCACTAAAAGTTTTAACTTCTTTATTCTCTTGCTGAACCGTTTGCGTGTCTTTCCAGTTCATGTTCTTAAGTGCGAAAATTGCGCCTGCGGGGTTGTTTTGTTGTAACTTATATTCGTATTCATTTTCAACCATTAACCGCGCTCTTTTTATTATGCAAGAAAAGTCTGGTCTTTTTTCGTAGTCGTAAAATGATTGTCTATCTGAAAAGCCACATGATAATACTAACCCTGTAATAGAAACAAAAGGCTTTGCGTTATCATCTACAATGCGTACAGGCGGGTTTTCAAAATAAGCGTCTATAGCTTTTTGGAGTGTTTCGGGCGTGTGCTTTAATGGTCTACCCATTTCTTTTGTTTGCGTAACTTTCTTTGTCATAATTATTACCCTGTAATAACTTAGCGCCTACACTGTAAACGCTTAATTGATTGTTTTATTGTAGCTCAATTAATGCGCTACTTGCCTAATAAAGCCTTTAAATCTACATCTAGCGCATATGCAAAGGCTATTACAAAAGCTACCCCGAACATTTTACCCCACGTTGAATTAACACTAACCCAAAACCCCAACCAGTTAGCTTGTGACCTTTCAAGTTTTGTTAGTGACTCCCTGTGACGCTCTTTGTAGTCCGTCAAAGCCTGTGAAGTGTTATCCACCTTTTCACCTGTATTCTGAATCTCTTTGAGCCTGTACTCGTCCCGTACATCACGTTCACGCATTGACACAAGCATTTCATTTACAATCGTTGTATTTTCTCGTGTAGCCTTTGCATTATCGCCTATCGCGCTTAATACTGTTGTTGTGGTACGCTTGAGTTCTTCAACGTCTGTTTTTACTTGGTCTAAGCTCATTTTATTTTTGCCCTGTCATTAACTTTATTGCTAAATGAATCACTGTGACTAATACCCATAACCCGAAAGCTACGAGCAATAAAACTTCTTGCACTACTGCCAATCCTTTTGAGTTCAATAAAAGATAGAATGAAAAGCATATGAACAACCATAAACATAAGCTCATAGTTGCGGTAAAAAGCTGTTTCAATTTTAGCGTAAAAGTAAGCATCAATAGCCATTCCAATGGATAAAAGAGCTACTAGGAAGCAAGTTAGTAACTGTTTATTTTTATTAAGTTTATCGTTTATTAGCCACCAGTACAACGCTAAATACACTGACGCATGAATTAAATAATACGCTACATTGTTAAAACTGTCTAGTAAGTGACTAATTCCTATGAATTCTACAAATAAAAAAACGCCAACTAAAGCGCCTTTTCTACTTAGTGCGTAACCGATTAGATACCCAAAAAACACAATATTACTTGCGTTTCTTGCTATCGGTATCAGTACGTTTTGGTCGCTTGCTACTTGTAGCCATTCGATAGTCTCCCACATGATTAAAAGGTACTCCAACAATATAACTTATCAATAGTCATGTAAAGCTACTTACCTTTAAAAGCTTTTATCCCGCCCTCAATAAGCCCACCGCCAAAATAAAACAAGGCTATACCCTCGAAAACTGCGCCTATTCTACCGTCTAGCATTTGCATTTGTGCCGTTGTATCCACCCAAAAGCTACCTATAAACGCGCCTATAAAGCATAATACATAAGGAATACCTACTACCAACATCATTAACCTTTGAGCAATTTTGAACGGCTCGTATGCTTTTAATACAACCGCTTTTAACTCTGTTTTAATGATATTGTTTTCGTCTTTTTCTTCGTCAGTGTAAAAAGCTTTATCAATACCATTAATACCCGCATCAATAACCGAATCATCACCGAACAGTCTTGAAAATAAACCCATGTTACGCCCCTTAATAAGTCCATATCACAAGCGGTGCATCATCCCTCACCCCTAAATGGACAAAAGTCTTAGCAACGCCTATAGCGTTAAACCCATGCTTAATCCCTAAGCTTACAATCTGCGCCCTTTCCAATCCACCGCTAACCGCAATATCTACCGCGATGCGTTTTTGATGGTCTGCGGGTGTTGTTCTGTGTGTTTCGCTTGGGTGGTATGAGCATCTGCCCCCACTAGTAACCGTAAGAGGTCGCCTAACGTCTGTTCTGACTTTTTGTAGCCTATTGAGTACGCTTTGCTTTACGCCTCGTTTGTCGCACTCTGGATGCCCGCAAGTACATAGTAATTTTAAATCACTACTAGGGTTAAAGTCTTTTGTTTTTGCTTTCATTATTAGTGCCTGTAGATTAGTTATTATCGTTGCCATTAGTGTACTTTTATTATTCTTGGGATAACGTCATAACATTCGCGATGCGAGCCGTATTCATTTTTAAATACCGCTTTTGCAATTTTGATAACCGCGTCCTCGTTTGTTTCACCTACATAAATATCTATAGACTCTGTTTCCACTGCGCTCAAAAAGCTAACTTTAGTAATAAGCATACAGCCCCCTTTGTTTAGTGTGATTGTATGTTATTTCAGCAACCTAAGCAAATTATGGTTTATTAGTTGTCAGCCCTAGAGTAGCCTTTTGCCCTTTGATTTGGTTAACAGTTAAATTAAACATAACCGCTAACTCTTCGTTTGAATATAGGTGGAATATCTTGATCAACTCTCGACGCTGACCATCTGAAAGTAATTTTTTACGCCTTGCTAGCATTACTCACCTCTACTTGACACAACCTCCTTTACTAGGCTTGCTCTTTCCACTTGACCTACCTTTAGGCTTAGGTGGTATACTAGGAGGACTAGGCTCTTTAGGGGGACATACATCACCCTTAAACAAATCCTCAAAGTAGTTCCTATCTTCTACAACACTAACTAAGAGTGTTGATGTTATAAACATAAGGACTACTAAACACCCTACTGCCTTAGTTGGCATTGTATTCTTCATCATTCACCTCTACTTTTGTGTAATTGGTATTGAACGAGTGTCGTGTATAGCGCTTTCACGACAATAATCAAACCACTCCTCGGAGCAATCTTCCCATTCAGTCTCGCCAATCTCTCGCCATTGTCTTTGCATCACTCACCTCTACTTTAATTTATATAAACGCAAAATATTAGTTTTGCGTTATGATTTAATTGGTTGCCCGTCCTTGGGCTATAAGTCATTGAACTAAAAGGGGATTGTATCATCGAATGGCTGTTGTGGTGCTTGCGGGTTAACCTGTGCCTGTTGTTGTGGGCTAACTCCGAATTGAGCGGGCGGTTGTTGTTGATATTGTTGCTGTTGCGGGGCTTGCTGTTGTGGTGCTTGCCCTGCATCATTCCAGAACACTTTACAGTTGCCAAGAATATTACCTTTTACACCTTGCGCCTTTTCTTCTTTCTTTACATCTTGTGTAATCATGCCCGAGTTGCCATATTGGTCTAACTCGTTTACATCAATAAACACTGTGGCATCTAAATATACATTGCCGTTCTTCCCTTGAAAGAGTCTCGCTTTATCAATCTTTGCTACATTAACTTTTAGTGATACGCCAATTTTCATAATTTTATTTCCTGTTTAGTTTGTGGGTTATAATCCGTGTTTTACTGGTAAGCCTTTTTTAATATTGCGCTCTGCTTTTTTTCTAATCGTAATTCCTCTACTTTCTTTAATGAAATTCCCTAGATAGATTTTTTGCTTTTCAACATAGATAGTTGCTACCCAACGTTTATTAGCGGGATTATAGTTCACCCCTTTATGCGTTGATTTAGGCTTAACTAACAACCTTTCTGCTCGCGCTTCTGCTTCAAGAACTAGGCGCTTATTGTATGCCACGCGTTCTTCTTCTGCCTGTTTTTTTACTGCTTTCTTTAGTTCATCATATGTTATTGTTGAGCGAATCCAAACTTCATTAATAAACATAAATATTTTATTATGTACGCCTTGTTTGTACTGTATTCCCCCTATTGTGCAATTCATTTTATTTAATCCTTAATGATGCGTTACTGCGTGTTATTTCTACCCCTGCAATCTCAACACCTGTTTTTAAGTCAGCTAGTAACGCGCGTTTATCTATTGTTTGCGTAGTTTTCACCGTTTGATACTTTTGTGGGATATTGTTTGTGCTATTCACCTGTAGAACCTC